GTTGTGCTTTTAAGTTTTCCTCTTCAATATGTTGTTGCAACAATGATATATAGATCTCTCTTTCCCAAGGGATCATATTTTCAATCTCAGTTAAAGAGTATTTATGATGCTGAATCAAGGCAAAGTTTGTTTTATAGTATGACTCAAGATTCGTATGAGCCATACCTAGTTGAAAAAAGCTGCCAGTCCCTCCAACAATACAGTTGATTCTACGTTTGTTTTAGGATTTTTTACTTTTACCTTATGTGACAACTTAGGCATTGTATCAAAGAAATTTTCAATTAATTTAAATTGTTTAGTATTTAACTGATCAATAAAATCTTCAAGTTCTTTTTTTGTTGACTCAGATGCATTCCAACTTTCTTCTTCATTATAAATCATATCAATAGACGATATGACTACATCCATTGTATTACTGACAGTTTCAACACCTGCTTCAAAATTACTTTCTATGAATTGTTTCATAGATGGATATTTTAATTTTAGTGATAGATTGTTATCAAGTTTAACAATATTTGTATGAGACTTATCTTTTTTAACCTTTATTGAATCAAGATCTATTGAAACCTCAACATTTGTTTTCTCATCATCAGGACAAATCAAATTTAAAGAAATTGTCTCACCAACAGATTTTGATCTGACATTTAAAAATAGATATTCAATATCAAAAGTTGCAAGTTCATTTAGTTTGACACCTCTTGTCATAATACATGCAGTCAATATTTGAATAATCGCTGCGGTAATCTGTTTCTGATCCTCAGTTTCAAGTGCCATGATGAGGATCTTTTCCTCACGCACCAAAAATGGTCTATACTTTATTTTCTTTCCGTTAGATGGTAAGGTCAATTCATACGTCGGAGTATTAATCTTAGGTAATGGCATAATGTTTCAATTCATTAAAATTATTTATATGGGTATTTAACCTCTTACTATATAGCGGTCATAATTGAAAGATACGGTAACTTTTAATATATCAGCAGGTCCGTAACTTACTGGAACTGATGACATACTTTTCGGAAATGCATTAATAAACTGATATCTCATCGTTCTCTTGTAATTTTTTTCAAATTTGTTGATATACAATGTATTACACTTATAAGAATCAGGGTATCTCATTCTACGATAGTATGATTTTGTTGCTTGTTCCATTAATGGATTTGCACCACTTGAAATATACTCCATCCACCCCTCAAAAATTTTAAGTAAAGTATATTCTTCATCGACATAAAAAGTAAAATCAATATCTGTATATACTCTCGTATGTGCATATTGTTGAGGTATGCCCATGAAATTATCTTTTACCTCTGCTGTTGCATATGAAGTTGTTGGTAAACTTGCATCATTACATAATATACCACTTCTCTCAGATAAAAATCTTCTCACATCTGATGCATTTGTAAATGATTGTAGATATGATTCAACCTCTGGTGTCAATGATGATATTGTCACCAAAAAATGGTTTGTTTGTGCCAAAGGTCCCATCAGACGATTGGCTATTCCCATATTATATGCTTTTATTAGTGTTTCTGCCACTCTAAATAAGTATGATTGTTATTTCTATTTATGTCATATAAAGGAAAATATTATCCTTCCTATCCCAGAAAGTACAAAGGTGATCCTACAAACATCATATATAGGTCACTTTGGGAAAGAAAATTCATGGTTTATTGTGACAAGAATGAGAAAATACTTGAATGGGGAAGTGAAGAAATTGCACTACCCTATCGTTCTCCTGTTGATAATCGAGTTCATAGATACTTTCCTGACTTTTATATCAAGGTTCAAGAAAACACTGGTCATGTTAAGACATATTTAATAGAAGTAAAACCACTTAAACAAACACAAAAACCAAAAAAACCCAAAAGACAGACCAAGAATTATTTAAGAGAAGTCTATGAATACGCTAAGAACCAAGCAAAATGGAAAGCAGCAACAGAGTTTTGTGAGGATCGTTTGTGGGAATTTAAAGTGATGACTGAAAAAGAACTAGGAATCAAATGAGTCGTATTGCACCACTAGTAGATGGTCTTCTTGGAACAGAAGATGCTGATGATCTCATGATTGAAATCATGGATGTCTTGGGTGAAAGTCAAGAATCAATACCTGAAATAGGTAAGATATATGTATTTGTGTACCAACCAAAAACACCTGGTCGATATGATCAGAATCCATTAGTCGCAGTTACTAATATATTTGAATGGGGATTTAAAGGAATTAATTTTCATTGGGGTCAATCTCGTTCATATACCTTCCAAGAGGTAGTGGGTCAACTCTATCAAGTCACAAATGAGGAGTTACAAGACCTAAATACAATACCGTTTGCAAAATTTCGTATAAATAACTAAAAATAGGTCGATATGGGTCATACAGCTTCACATAAAAATTTTCGGGGTATGAGTGTAAAAACACTCAATGAAAGAAAAGCAAACATACAAGCAATCGCTGATGATGGTGGA